TCACCTAGGTATAGATATTGCAGGAGCAACACCTCAACAGATAGGTTTGATTAGATGGGAACATGAAGTGTACGGCAGAGGATTTCCCACGCCATCCTCAAAAGGTCCATATGATAAACAATTCTATGCTGATGAAATTATGAAGCTAAACTCAGAAGAAGAAGTACGGGATTACTATAAATATAAAAGAAAAGAATCACACGTTAAAAAAATTGGTCACACAGGAACAAGGGATTTAGTAAAAGATNAAAATGGAGANGTAAAAATTTTCGATGGATTAGACAACTATGGTGATCGTTTGTGGATTACACGAGCTGTTAAAGCTTGGATAAAAGCAGGTAAACCAGTAAAACCTGTCCCACAACCAGAGACTGGAGATCCGAAATACTTAAAAGTAGCTAAAAAGTTAACCGATATGTATAAGTCTACACCTCAAGGAAGAAAAATTATAATGGGGACTAAGCCTTTTAGAAAAGACGGTACTGATGATGTCCAAGCACTTATTCTTTCCGCAGATCAATACTTAGAGTATTTCGAAGAAAGAGGAGATGAAGATGGAGTTGAAATAGCTAATTACTTTCTTAACTCTTTAGGAGATTTAGATTAATATAAACATAAAATAAAAGCAAATACAATGAATAATTTTGATTTAAGAAAATTCTTAGCAGAAAATAGAAATAGTGTAAAAGAAGATCAAGAAAGTGATCATCAATTTTACGCTAACCAAGAAGGAGAAGAAGTCATTATGCAAATAGCTAAAGACGCTATAATTCTTATGGATGAACAACCAGGAACATCTGCTCATATTGCGTTACAGTCCATATTAGAGGATTACATCGAAGAAAACGGTTTATAATAAACTCATAAATGAATCTTATAGATAGAGTTATATTAGAATGGTCATATAAGACCAAAAAAGGATATCCTGACATTAATAGTCAAGAGGATATGGCTTTGTTTGAATCTATATTTGGTTTTATTCCTTTATTAAATGAAGATAAAGATCTAGTAAACCTTATTAAGAGTAAAATAAACAGATACGGTGATATATCTGCTACTGCAGGTACATCTAAGATTGTTTTAAAATTTTCTGAAATTCCATCTAGAGGAGCAAGTTCAAGCACACTTAGAGGAGAGGTATTTACAGAATTAGAAAAACTAGCTAACCAAGAAGAAGACATAACCTCTTACACTAAAGCTAGATCATCGAGTTCTTCAGTAGGACAATCATTACTCACGTTTAGAGGAAATGATTATTCGATTATAGTAAAAGGAACAGCAGCAGAAGATAGTGCAGATACAGATGTAAAAGAAGGTTTAGTTTCTTTATTCTATGTTAGTGATATTACTTCACCATTTACAGTAGAAAACATTTCAGAAAGAGCAGAACGTTTAATAAGTACAATGCCAGCAGAAATTCCTGGAGAAGATTCAACTAGCACCGAAAAAATTGTTTCATACTTATCAGCGCTTGAACCTAAAAACTCGCATGTAAACTTTGTTAACCAACCTCTATCTAGTGCTCTTGCTATTAAGGAAAAATATCCTAAAGCTAAACTTATACGTTCAGGAAAATTTGATGAGATAAGAAGTAAGGCCAAACAACTTACCGGATATGATAAAGACAAATGGTGCCCCGGAGATTTATACGTACAGTTAAAAGGTATACCCGATATTAATTCTGCAGACAATATTGAAATAATTAATAATTTCTTTGTGCAAGAATGGGGAGGTACTACAAACGTAGCAGGTGAAGAAGCTTCTTTAGTAGCAGTTTCTTTAAAACAGCAAAAAGCACAAGGTGGAAAAGCAAAAGGTCTTCTTGCTAAATACTCTAAAGTTAAATCAGATTATAATTTAACTAATGATGAAAAAGAGTACGATGTAGATCAGTTTAAAGAAGCAATCGTACCATTAAGGAGTAAAATAAGCTCTTTAGTTGGATCTGCAGATAATGTGTCGTACAGCTTAGAAAGTATAAGTTTAGAAGGTTTTGATATAGATCAACTTAGAGGAAAATATGCGGCTTTGAAAGCTATTGAATTCCTATTTAAGAATTTTCCACCGGGTAAAATAGCTGACGCAGTAGTTGCATTAGCAGGCTTTGCAATGTCTTTAACTGATGTTAACCCTGGTTTTTTTAAAATAATTGGTAACTCATCAGGAACTAATGCCACAGTAGAATCATATCCTCAAGGTACTAATATAGTTCTCTACAATAAAGAAGGGGATTATAAAGATATTAAGATAGTAGATACAGATAGTTACGGAGGAGTAAGAATATTATTTCACATACTAAAACGAGGTAAACCACACTTCGTCCAGATAAGTGCAAGAAACAATGGTAATACTCAAGGCACTTTAGAAATAGAAAAAATAGATCCAATATAGGATAGTTATGGCAAAAGATATAAAAAAAATAATAGCACAAGAGTACTTTAAGTGTGCTAAAGATCCAGCATACTTTATGAAGAAGTACTGCTATATACAGCATCCTACTAGAGGACGTATACTATTTAATTTATATCCATTTCAGGATAAAGTATTACATTTATTTAGAGATCATCAATACTTAATTACTCTTAAATCAAGACAGTTAGGTATATCCACTTTAGCTGCAGGTTACTCTCTGTGGCTTATGTTGTTTCATAAGGATAAGAACGTACTTGCTCTAGCAACAACTCAAGCTACTGCAAGAAACTTAGTATCTAAGACTATGTTTATGTATGATCAACTACCTAAATGGTTAAGATTACCAGCAGTAGAAAAAAATAAATTATCCCTTAGACTAAAGAATGGATCGAAAATTACAGCTAAATCTTCTAACGCCGATGCCGCAAGGTCAGAGGCAGTATCACTACTGCTTATCGATGAAGCAGCCTTTATTGATAACATTCAAGAAACGTTTACAGCAGCACAACAAACCTTAGCAACAGGTGGACAGTGTATGGCATTATCAACTCCTAACGGAATTGGTAACTGGTTCCATCAAACATGGGAAAAAGCAGAAAGCGCAGAAAATAGCTTTGTTCCTATTAAATTACCATGGACAGTACATCCAGAAAGAAACCAAGAATGGAGAGACCAACAAGANTCAGACCTTGGTCCTAGAATGGCTGGACAGGAATGTGATTGTGACTTCTTAGCTTCTGGAGATACGGTATTTGAACCAGATGACATGATGTTTTATGAGCAAACATACTTAAAGGATCCTTTAGAGAGGAGAGGTGTTGACGGTAATTTATGGATTTGGGAAGGAGTTGATTACTCTAAATCATACATGGTTGTAGCAGATGTAGCTCGAGGAGACTCTGCAGATTATTCTGCATTCCACGTATTTGATGTAGAAACCTGTACTCAAGTTGGTGAATACAAAGGTAAGTTATCTCCTAAAGATTTTGGAAATGTACTAGTAGGAATAGCAACAGAATACAATCAGGCATTATTAGTAGTAGAAAACGCAAACATTGGTTGGGCTACAATAGAACAGATAATGGAACGTCAATACACAAATCTATACTATAGTACTACATCTCAAATGGAAACTGTAGAATCATATATGAGCAAATTTGAAAGAGANAAACTAGTTCCAGGCTTTACCATGTCTGTTAGAACTAGACCTTTAGTAATTGCTAAGATGATTGAATACATAAGAGAAAGAGGTGTTACCATACAGTCTAAGAGGCTATTAGGGGAGATGAGAGTATTTGTATGGAAGAATGGAAAACCTCAAGCACAGATTAATTACAACGATGATTTACTTATTTCAGCAGCAACAGCACTATATGTTAGAGATACTGCTCTAAGACTAAGACAGCAAGGTATGGACCTAGCACGAGCACAGTTATCATCTTTTAGTAACCTTAACGCAAGAAACAAAGCAATCATAAATACAGTTGGAAACCAGCAAAATAATCCGTATATTGTAGATAACGGACGTACTCAAGAAGATATTTCCTGGTTATTAAAATAGACTATTTATATAAAAACACAAATTAATGGCAGATAAATCGCTATTTGGACGTTTACAACGGCTCTTCTCTACAGATGTAGTAATTCGAAATGTTGGAGGAACACAGCTAAAAGTTGTAGACACAAATAATATACAGACCACAGGTAAGTACCAGACCAATTCTCTTATGGATAGGTTTACTAGGTTATATACCTATAATAAAGCAAATATATTTAACCCTAANTTAAACTATCAGACGTTAAGGGTACAGTTATATTCTGATTATGAAGCTATGGATACTGATCCAATTATAGCATCTGCACTTGATATTATTGCTGATGAAGCAACGGTAAAGAATGATCAAAACGAAATACTGGGTATTAAATCAACAGACGAAAATATACAGAGAGTACTTTATAATCTATTTTATGATGTATTAAATATAGAGTTTAACCTCTGGTCATGGACTAGAAATATGGTTAAATATGGAGACTTCTTTTTGAAATTAGAAATAGCAGAAAAGTATGGAGTCTATAATGTATTACCTTACACTGTATATCATATCGCTCGACACGAAGGACATGACCCAGATAATCCTCAGAAAGTAGAATTTGAATTAGATCCAGACGGTATAACTGCTTCTACAGATACTTCTTATGCACCCGGTAAGCATAAGACTAAAAACGTAAAAATAGACAATTACGAAATGGCTCACTTCAGATTNATATCTGATACACATTACCTACCTTACGGTAGATCTTATTTAGAGCCAGCTAGAAAAATATTTAAACAAACATCTCTAATGGAAGATGCAATGTTGATTCATAGAATCATGAGAGCACCGGAAAAGAGAATGTTTTACATTAACGTAGGTTCTATTCCTCCTAATGAAGTTGAGCAGTTTATGCAAAAGACTATTAATGGAATGAAAAAAACTCCTTATGTTGATCCTCAAACTGGTCAATATAATTTGAAGTTTAATATGCAAAATATGATGGAAGATTTTTATCTTCCTGTAAGAGGTGGAGATACTGCTACTAAAATAGAAACTACCAAAGGTTTAGAATACGATGGTACAAACGATGTACAGTACCTACAATCTAAATTATTTGCAGCATTAAAAATACCTAAAGCATACTTTGGATACGAAGGTGATTTATCAGGAAAAGCTACTTTAGCAGCAGAAGATATTAGATTTGCTAGGACAGTAGANCGTATACAAAGAATAATGGAATCGGAATTAACTAAGATTGCATTAGTACATCTATATACTCAAGGCTTTGAAGGAGAGAGTTTAACTAATTTTGAAATTAAATTAACTACACCTTCTATCATATTTGAACAGGAAAAGGTTGCTCTTATGAAAGAGAAGATTGATTTAGCTGCTCAAATGAAAGATTCTAAATTATTTTCTACTGACTATATTTACGAAAATATATTCGATATGTCTGAAGATAAGTACATGGAAATGAGAGACCTTATGGTAGAGGATGAGAAACGTAAATTTAGAAGAACTCAAATAGAAGCAGAAGGAAACGATCCGGCTTCTTCTGGAGTTACATACGGTACTCCTCATGATTTAGCATCTATGTACGGTAGAAGAGCTACATCAACTCCAAAAGGAGGCGATAAAACAGACTTACCTGNAGGATACTCNGAATGGGGCCAGCCAGGACCAGAAGGCGGAAGACCTAGAGAAAGAGCATCAGTATACGGAACTACAGCAGGATTAGGAGGTAGAGATCCTTTAGGTACTTATGGTTTAAAAGGAGGCTACCCTAGCGACGGAGAAAATGTTAACGAAAATACTATAGCAAAGAATATTTTAGCTAAAAATGAAGAATTGTTAAAGAAGATAGTATTTACAAAAAATAGTGACGAGGACAAAGAAGGGCTACTAAACGAAGATCAAATTAAAGATTTAGGTAAGTAGTGCATATTTATATATAGTAAACGTATAAGATGAAGATAAAGCATTCGAAGTATAAAAATACTGGACTGATATTTGAATTATTAGTAAAGCAAATAGCGGCTGATACTCTAAATAGAGAACAGTCACCAGCTGTTAGTATTCTAAAGGAATTCTACGCATCCAAAAATTCTTTAGCAAAAGAATATAAACTCTACGATTTAGTAACTAAATCTAAAGGAGTATCTCAAAAGCGGGCAGAAGCAATAGTATCCACAATTACAGAGGTATCAAGAAAGCTAAATCAAGATACTCTTAAAAATCAGAAGTATAAATTAATTTCTGAGATAAAGAAGCATTATGACTTAGATGAATTTTTTAGTATTCAAGTTAGAGACTATAAAGCTTTAGCTTCTATGTACTGCTTATTGGAAGCACAGAATAATGAAGAACTAGTAGACCCACAATATTTAGTAGATAATAAAGTAACTCTATTAGAACACTTAACAGATAAATCTCAAAACTCAAATGACGTAAAGGATACTTTAATAGAAGAGTATTCTAAGTACGATAAAGATTTAAAATTACTTACATTTAAAATACTGTTAGAAAAGTTTAATAATACATATAAAGACTTACTTCCAGAACAAAAAAATATACTTAAAGAATTTATTACATCAGTTAATTCTAAGAAACGTCTACATAACATAGTAAACGAAGAATTAAAGAAGATAAATTCAGAAGTTAAAAAACTTACTTCTAAGGTGACTGATGAAGTAGTAAAAATAAAATTAGAAGAAGTAGCTAGATCTATAAAGGCAGTAAAGAATACTGAAAAGATCGATGATACTCACTTAGTTAACTTAATGCAATTTTACGACTTAGTGAATGAATTAAAAACACTGTAATGAAGAAATCAGAAGCAGTATCGTTTATTAAAGAAGTAATGAAGGAGCTAGATGAAGCAAATGTAACTGGAGGAACAGCAACGTTTACACCAGGAACAGGAGCACAATATGCTACTCCTTTTGCTTTTGGTAAAGGCAATAGAGCTAAAAAGGCATTAAAGAAATTAGGATATAAACAGGTTAACCGTCCTTAACGGTCTTAAAATAACAAATTAGTTGACTACTTATGAGAACAGCAACAGAAAAATATCACGCGGTACTAGAAGGTAAACTTCAAGAAGCAGAATTTGTCCGTCAAATGAGACAAGCATACCCGCAATTTATNACCCAGTGGAACGGATATAAAGATTCAATATCTATACTTAAACAAAAAAACCTTATTTTTGAAAAGAAAGAAGNAACAGTAAAAGATATTGATGTACTCGCAGATCAATTTCCTCTTAANACAATAGAAAGAGGTATTGATATGGAATTAGAAGCTAAGGNTATAGATTCAACAGGAAATGTATCTAAAGAAGATTATATGAAAGCTAGGGTCAAGGTAATAACTAACCTCCAGAAAGATGCTAATCATTATATTAATCTAGTTGCTGGAGAATCAGCTAAAGTAGATAAGCATGATAAAATGGTTGAGCCTAAAAAAGGTAATGAAGTAGATGTTCACAATGGACTTAAGAAAGCTGATTTAAAAGAAAGCTATAATAAAGAGACTTTATTAAAGAGACTTGGTAATGCAGATGATGCAATGATTCAAACTGGAAACGGAAGAGAGTACATTATATATAATCCTAATTCTAATAACGACGACAATGCTGCAATGTGGCACGATGATTCAGTATTCGCCTTAGATCAAGACGGAGGAGAGCATGAAATTCATTATAAAGATATAGGTCTTGTAATGGTAGATGAAACAACAAATGAAAGTAACCAAGAAGAATCAATTGCTAACTACATTATAAAGTACTACTCCAACCCAAAGACAGGAAAGAGTTTAATTGATGATGAAATTATAGGCGACTTTTTTAAGACTCATCCTGAATCGAGAGATCAAGAACCTCAAGATGCATTAGATAACTTTCAAGAGTTTTTATCAGTGAATTACGAAATGCCTGGTGACTATATGCAAGAAGAAGAAAAACCTAGAGATGGAGTGGTAAGTGCAGCATCTAAACTAGGAATGAAACCAAGCCATATAAAAAAAGAAGCAGAAGACTTAAGATTAGAACCTGAGGATACAGATAACCCAGATGAAACTTTAATGGATATAGGTAGAGGATACTTAAAAGGGTTTAATAAGCCTCATTCATTAACTAATGGTGATTTAGAAACATTAGGTAAAAAGGTAGTTGATAGTCTTTATAAAGGAGATATTGGAGCAGCTAAAGCTAAGTTTGTAGCAGAGGCAATGTCTGATGATGAAATGAAAAAGATTGCTAAATACGGTAAAGATACTGATATGTCAGCAATTGATAATCTTTATAAATTAGGACAGAAGTTTACTACTGATTTTGATTACGAAGGAATGTTAAAAGCNGGAACGAGAGTAAGACTAAATACNCCTGTTGACCAACTACAGCAATTATTTGATTCATTTGAAGATGTTAATTACCATAGAGAAGGAGAATTTCTTTCTTATGCAATAGATGCTATAAAAGAAAAAGATAAAGCAGCAGCTTTAAATTATATTAGAGATTTTAAAAAAGCTTGTAAGAAAACACTTGAATCATTTAATGAAGGAGTTTCTAAAGTTAGAAAACAACTTGAAGGAGTTGAAGAAG